GCCGTGTGTAACTAGCTGCGTCGAACGACTCCCGCGAGGGAGACGAACCAAGGTGATCACTGTGGATAGGAGGGCTACAAGCTTCTGTGAAGAAGCGAAGTAGCATTTCCCAGCCATCAATGACTTTCCTTAAAGGTCGTGTTCCAGTACAAAGAACCCGGTGTTCTAAACGTTGAAGACGTTTATTTACACGAGTCTGTATACTAGAGCTAAGCCCGGTGCAGTCCCATCGAACGGATGGTGCAGAACCTTTCGGTATCTGTCCATCTACAGGTAACGGACCATAAAGGTCCGTTAGCTGTCGTACAATTAACTCGTACGTGTTGAGGTAACCACTATCGAAGAATGAATTAGCATACGCTATCCATGACTCGTAGTGACTAGGCGACGGGGATGTCGTCCATACCGTTCTAATTCGAACGGGTGTAACATCAATGCCTTTAAAGGCATCGAGGCCACACGATTCTCGAAAGAATCCATGGATGCAGCTCTTTTCAGAATTGACCAAGAGGCCAAGACCTTCAAGAGCAGTTATTGCCTTCTGCGCGAGAGCGCTCGGAACAATAACGTCATCACCGTACACATGTATCTGGGTAGGATCGAATTCCTTCTTTCCTTCCCACTCTGTGGTAACAGCTACCGCATGGACAATACTCCAGATCGTCAACGCCATGATAGGAAAGCATAAAGCTGACCCCATGGGCGCAAACTTCTGGAGATCTAATATTGAGCCATCCGGCAACTGAGTAGCCATAGTTCTGCATGCCTCCAAATATTTTACAATATTTGAAGGGAATAGCAGACGAACCAACGCCAAAGATACGCGATCACTAGCCTCTTTGAGGTCAAGTGTTGCGTATTTACCAGATTCGGACCCAAGAAGGGCCCCAATCTGATTTGGTCTTTGGTCTGTGAAGAAGACGCATCCCTTTGTTATAGGATGCGCCTCGATGTGTCTAACAAGACCATTCATTATCCCCTGCTGAATCCATTGAAAATCAACGGGTTCACAAGAGATAAGTCGGGGTCCACGAGAATCCTTCGGAACGAGTATAACTCGCGCCGAGTGATCTACCGTGGATACCTTCAAAAAGGTATCCAACCTGTCACAGACATGTCCCAATGATGCATAAAAATATGCATCAAGAGGGAACTGTTCAGTGATACGGTGAGATACATTAGTCACTCGAAACTTCTCCCAGAGCCGTTGCCGGGTGGCAACTGCTCCAGGGCCGTGTCGAGGTGTAATGTCCGTGGGATCATAGTTACATAATACTCTTGCGAGTATTTTTGTAGCTACGTGTGCTACCAAGTCGATTCTTACTTCCGGAAAATTCGGGAAATAAGATCCTTGATAGTTGCGGTCTCTAAGGGTTTCAACCCAGAAGAGACTGTAACTGCTAGACGTAAGATAGTCTTCAGTGCTTTTAAAGCCACTGATAACTTCTTGTTCTTGCTCGGGCGTATAGGGGAGTTCATATTTGTAGAAACAAAATGATACATCCCTTATTGCTTTGACACAGAGAGGACACGCACTAGGTAGTACATGACCGTCAATGTCAATGATCCGATCGAAAAACTCCCCTAGAAATAGAGGAATTTTAGTCCCATTCCTAACTGGAAAGTTAAGATGAGAAATGTCGAACGGAGACTGACTCGATAAAGCCTTATCAAGGGCTTTACCTAGACGGGGAAGAGTTTTCGTGAGAAAACCAATCCCTTCCAATGTCACCCGCTTTACGACTAACTTTTGTGTTAGCTTACAAGCGCGTGATGTGAATGTATCCTGAAACGACTGATGAAGGTCGTATAGGATACTGGCGATGAGTTTACACTCATCTAGGCTCTTATTGTATTCCATATGGATATACTCCTAGAAGCCACACCAGCCACCCTAAACGATTCCTCGAAGTCCAACATCCACCATTGAATGAATCAACGACGAACATTGGTGCTGCGGCCCCCGCGGGCTATCACGCTAAAACGAAAGAAGACTATTTTAGTAGTCTCTCGCGTTGTAGCAGTGAAAAACCCAGAAGATGCGGAGTACGTAGCAATTTCACCAGGAAGTGATCACTCGCCTGGGTACGATATTGGCGTATCAACAACTCTAGCTGCTTCACTACCTACTCGGATTTTTATCCAAGAAGGCAGCAAGGCAGTAACGAGATGCTACTACGAACAAATCGCGCCCATGCAAGATCCCACCGAGACCATGACATCAGAGTTCTCGGTCTATCCGTTTTTAATGACGGAAGACTTTGAACCGTACTGGTATCATAGTATCTGAACCTAGTTTGGGATTGAACGATAGGAGCTATTAAAGGCTCCCGTCGATCAACGCCCTAGCACCGTAACCCGTCCCGTCGAACAATACGGTTGTGCCGGCCCCAGTTGTGGCCAGTAACGACATAATGTTCGCCATGACGGCCTCCGCCTCATTGTCACTTGTGACAGCCCCAACCGGGGTGTCCAAAACAATGTAGCCGATCGTAGCCACCGTAGTAAGGCTGTCCACTGTTGAGATTGACTCTTTGTCAACTCTGAACAGCGACCGCCGTCTGCGATTTATTCCCGAACCTGTTTCCAGGTGCGAGAATTGGATGCGATGTTTGAGGTGCGGAGCTTCGCCATTTTTGGCGAATATCCGCTTGGCGCCAGGTCCCGTTTCTTTGCCGAGGAATTCTACCTCGGTACCAGAAGCGTCCTTGACTTCGTTTGTGTTTAGGTTAATTGGCAGCATGGTATATGAGCTTACCGTTTGCGTCGGCGCCTTGCAATGGCATAAGCCAAAGCGGCACCGAGGCTAACCTCTTGCGAGGAAAGCCCACTCGCGACTATCGAGCTTACCGACACACCCTCGGTTCTACGTATATACATAGACTCGGAGATGCGTGGCATTGATAACCTATTGTTAGTTCCCATAGGGGGGGCAGGTACGGACGAATCAAAAATCTTCGTCCAATCTGTATACCTCCTAGCAGTAACTGACCATAGGTATCGACGTATATTGATCTGCGGATCCATGTTTCCCACCTCAAACTGATTGAGCCATTGGCTTACGCCAAGAACCCAATCAAGTAGAAAGGTGTATGGTATCGCATTCCAGACTATCGCGGGATTCATATTGAACCCGAAACGATCTTGAAGCGCTAACATTCGAGCATGCTCGATCTGATATCCAGTATAATTATAATTATACTCGATCTCAGCATGGAAGGTACCCGAACCTTCGGAAGTACTCGCCTCTATAGAACAAGACGCATAACAGCGAGGATATAAAGGATATCCCATGTTAAACGTGTCATCTCGAGAGGACGAACTACTTACCACGCAGGAGCACGAAAAGTGCCTCCTTTGTGGTTTACCGGCTTCAGATAATAAGTTATTTAACTTCTTATCTGAACCATCTAAACAACGACGAATCGCGTTCAGATCGGAGATCAGAGGCGCAATGGCAAATTTCCATTGCAAGTACGCCTCAACAGCAGCATCTAACTCCCTAAGGAGTGCTTTCTTATTGCCTCTATTCACTAAGTTATAGTGAAGACGGGCAGTTTTGATAGCATTCAATAAGTAGTTTCGTGCATTTCCAAGCGTATCTTTCCCTAAGAAAAGTTTCTTATAGGTAGAGAAACGCTTGAGTATCGCCCGAGCGAGTCCCCTGAAGTCCTTCAGTTCAATAACTGAATTAACAACAGAGAACTCACTTTTTATTGAGGGCAGCATGCTCTTAAGAGCTCGTTGCTTCAACAAATCTAAGTTGGCAGGAAGTTGGCCTGTAAAGACCACTCCCTGATTAAACGTTAGATTAGGATGATACCAAACACTGAGTCCAGGAAGAATTTTCCCAAGCCCAGTGTGCTGTGCCCAACCAAAATAAGGATCCTTGTGAATCCCTAAATGAGCAGCATCTCTACTATTCGGCCAATTAACCCACGTATCAGTGGGAACATTGACTGTACTAATAGATGTGCTGCCCATGTAACGAACATAGTGTTCGAACATGTTCCACCGTCCATGTCCAGGAGTATTAGGAGTATACGCTTCAAATTGGCCTTCAACAGCCGAAATGAGCATAGGCTCGTAATGATATGCGAGTAGAGGGTCGTCCCATCCCCCAAAGGGGATGAAAGGAACGATATCTACTCCATCCCTCTGAACATATATGGACCGCGTAGTTGAGTCATTCATACGTGGAAGTGAATACAATTCACGAGCTGTGCGCCTAACAGAGG